GAGGCCAGCCCGGTCACCCGGACCAGCATCGCGCGGTAATCATCCTCGACCATGCCGAGCTGGCCCTTGGCGATGTTGATGATCTGGATGCTGTTCATGGCTGCACCCGACGGTTGTCGAGGTCAGTCGGCCAATCTGAAAAGGCCCTTGACACCCACCGCATCAGGATATCGATGCGACCCCAGTCATCGGGGGGGGCATTTACATTGAATTCGGGAAGACCGGGGATGAAATAAGTTTCGGATTCATACCCGTGCCTCGCGTGCAGCGCGATGCGCTCCCGGAGAACGCCCATATGCCCACGCGCGAAGTCAATCGCGCCCTCGGGCACATCTGCGAAGCTGTCTTCCCAAGGTGTAAATTCGATTTCGCCGCTAGCCCAGCAGTAGGCGACCACAACCACGTCCTCAGTCATCCTCACCTCCCGCAATCAGGCGAGCCACGCTGACCGGCTCGTAATCGACCGAGAGATCAAGCCTTGCCTCACAATGGGGGCAGGTCATTTCGCCACGCACCGCCCCTTCGAGGTCGGAGTAGCAGCCTGGGCAGGTCCAGCGATCATCGAAGCCCTGGTTGGAGCAGCGATCAGAAAACGGCATCCCCTTACTCATGGCTGCACCGCGCGCAGGTTTCCGGGTGGGAAATCGAGGGCGTGAACGGTTTCTGGCACAAGGAACAGGGCTGCTGCCCGCCGTCCGCGAGGTGCCGCTGCACCTGCTTACGGTGCTGCGCCCAATAGCCCCGCAGCTGCGACATCGGCACCCCGAAGCGGATGGCTACAGCAGAGAGCTTCTCGCCCCCCCCCAGCAGCCCGAACGCCTCATCCAGCTGCGCATCGGTCAATGCCGGGCGCACCACTGGCAAGAGAGCCGGGGCCTTCGGCTTGTCGATCACCGCAGGCAGCTGTGCCCGCTGCTTGCGCCGCGACCGAGGCTTGGACGGGACCGGGGCGACTTCCTGCGCGATCTGCGAAAGGTCAAGTTCCTGGGCGGCCTCATCGACGCCCCCTTTCGCAATCCTGACGCTATCCTCCTCTGCCGCATCATCTTCCAGCGTCAGAAATGCGACGAAACGCTCGGCCAGATCCCGGTCGGCGAGAACACCAACCACAACGGGTTTCTGGACAAGCACCTCGATCTGGCCATCAGGCCGGTCTCGTAATGTGATCGTCATGACACTCTCCGGCTGCATCATCAGGACCGGGCCACCACGCCCGGCCGACCGTCCCCCCGGGGCGCACTGCTGTGCCCCGGGTGCGGTTTCGCATCAGGGTTTCGAGGGCTTCGAGACCTTGAAATTCAGGACGCGGGCGGCAGCGATCTCCACATCGGCCCCGGTGCGCGGATTGCGCCCGGTGCGGGCGGCACGCTCCTTCTCGGAGAAGCGGCCGAGGCCGGGCAGCGGGACGATGTAGCCGTTGGCGGTATTGGTGCGGACCACCGGACCAAGCGCGTCCAGGACGGCTTGTGCCTGGGCTTTGGTGACACCGGCCTCGGCAGCAACGAAGGCAACGAGGTCATTCTTGGGGAGAACGTTCGACATGGTCTTTCCTTTCAGAGGTCAGGCTGCATCGGCAGCGATGGAACGGGGCAATTTCAGCAGCCCCATGGACGCGAGCTCTTCGGCCCGCGCTATCCAGGCATCGCGGGATGCAACCCATGACGCGGGGATTTCAGGGATCAGGTCACAGGCGCGCTGGACGTCCTCGCGATCCTCAGCCGTCAGGAAGTCGGCAGGTCGACCGAAGAACACGCCATATTCCGCTTGCAGCGCGACCCAGTCTGCCCGCCGGATTTCCAGCGAATGCGAACGCGGAGGGCATTCCCAGGCAGTGCCGATGATCCGGTCGAGCCTGCCCTTGGCGGCATTGATCGCCGTGCGGACAGCCTGACCTCCGCCGACAAGGCAGAGGTAATCCACCGCCGGGGTGGTGATGTCGCCGATGACGCTTTCATGCGCATCGTGCAGGAGTGCCCAGCCCTTCAGGTCGACGAAGGGGCAAAGCGCCTCGACCAGCAGGCTGTGCGAGGCCACAGACCACGGGCGCGGCGTGCGCCCGTTGTAGCGATTGATCTTGGCCAGAGTGTCCGCGATGGAGAAGGCCGAGAAAAACTCCGGGCCGACAGCGCCAAGATCGACGGTCCCGGCAACAGTGTGAAACGGAATATCCATCACGCCGCCGCCAGATCGATGGTGACCGTTTGCCAAGGTGCGTCGAAAGCTTCACGCATCCTGAACCGCAGGTAGGATTTCGACCCGACGACGCGCATTGCCTCCTTCACCGCGCGCATGGCTTCCTTCCAGCGTCGGTCCTCGACATCGAGGCGCAACAAGGTGAAGATTTCGGAGCGATTGATCTTGCCTTCCTTGTCGGTGTTGAAGGCCCGGGTCACCAGGGCGCGCAGCTCTGGACGGGCATCCGCCGACCACTCGTTCAGGCATTCATCGACCAGCGTCTTGGCGATCTGCAGCTCCGGCCCGAAGTCGATCTGATCCTGTACCCGCACCTCGACGGCAAAGAGGCTGTCGTGCGTCGAATAGGTCCGATTGCCTTTCGCGCCGCCTTTGGTCAGCCCGTATTCCTGCGCCAACAAGGCATCCAGCTCGCCAAGATCGGTGAAGGTGTGACCACGAAAGCGGGTGATCTGGGCCGAGAGGGCGAGCGCAAAGCCCATGATCTTGCGCACCACCTCATCCTCGAGAAGATGTTGCGCCTTGATCACTTCAACCGGCACGAGGGCGCCCTTGGCATCCGCCATATAGGGCTTGCCGTTCACATCAGTGATGCCCGAGGGCATCGTGAACGGGACGATATTGGTTTCACGGGTCATCAGGCGGTTCCTTTCATCGGGATGACATTGGTGATGGGCGGCGGCGCGGTGCGCGGCCGGGTGAGGACGCAGAATGCGGCATGGCGGGCATCGGCATCCGAAAGATCGCCGGTGCGCAGGATCTCGACCGCCGCCACGACCGAGGTGGACATGCGTTCGAAGGCGTTCACCGGCCGGGTGACCGGCGCGATGTTCTCGCGGGCAATGGCGATGGCGGATTGATCTGCGGCGGGCCGCGTCTCCATGTCACCCGGAAGGGCCATTGCCGCGCCGCGCAGGCTATGCAGCCGGAGGCGGGTCTCCTGATTGCTTTCGGCAGCCGCGACAGCGCTGCGGTAAAGGCTGGAAATCGTCGAAGGGCCGCGTTCGCCGAGGGCCAGCCCGATCTGATCCTGCGTGAGGCCGGTGAACTCCGTCAGGATCAGGACCAGATCCTGACGGGCGACATTAAGGCGCGGCAACGGATCACGGCCCGCGAGATCTTCGACCGAAACCCCATGCCAGCCAGCGACCATATCGGTCAGAAGATGCGGGGAACGATGATGCGCAGGGAACTTGAGGCGGGTCATTGATCGGCGTCCTTCGGCAAGGGGTTCAGGGGGCAGCGGCGACATGCGCGCCACTGGCGAAGCTTTTCGGGGCGGGATGTCGTCATGGGTGCCTCGGCATGGGCGCGGCACTCATCCGAAGGGATGGAGCGGTGGAGGTGGGGACAGATCACCGCATCCCGGTAAATCTGCACGATCCGCTGGCCATATTTGCGGGTCACCAGATCAAGGCTCTGGGCCGGGTAATCGCCCGACAGCAGCATCGACAGCGAAGACCGGGGCATTCCGCATTCCCGGGCGACCTGGCTGATCGTCTTGCCCTTCGCCACCTCCGCTCGGCAGAGGCCGATCCACTCAGGTTCCGGCAGGTCGAGGTTCAGCGGGGTTTGCACGGCATATCCTCCCCCGTATTGAAGTCATGGACTGTTTGCAGTTCGGCGCGATAGACGGGAGCACGCGGGCCGGTGTTTCGGATCAGCACCCAGCGCTTGAAGCCATTGCTTCCCATGCTGGTGCCGGGCAGACGGTTGGGAAGCTCCTTTACGAAACCTGCCTGTCCAAGCTGGGCCAGATATTTGCGGGCGTTCTCACGGGCATTCCTTTCGCCATCGCGCGCAGCCGAAGCGACAATCTGCCCGATGGTGAAACGATGATGGATGCGCATTGCGAGCCATGCGCGCTCCCTGAAGGTCTGGCGACGGGTTGCAATTACGCCGGTCTTTCCTTTCGGGCCGGATGTGATGGTAATCCCGGATGAGGCGGCCGCCTTACCGGCTTCCGACAACTGGAAACAACCTGCAGCCATCTTTTCCAGATAGCCGCGCCGCAGGAGTTTACGAGCAGCGTTCATCGCCTGTGCTCTGGTGATCCCGAGCGCCTCGGCCATCTGGTCGGCCGTCAGGCATACGCCTGCCGCGAGATGGCGGAGCAGGGCCGTAGCCGCCGCACCGGGTTTGGTGGTGTCAATCATCGCGCGGCCTCCGGCACGATGATGTCCTTGCCCGTGTCGCGGTTCGACATGATGATCTGACCGGCCATGTCCGCGACCGTCACGCCCTCGGGGCCGACATCGATCCGGCGCCCGAAGCGCTCGATCTTCGAGATTGCCTCGACCATTTCCCGCGAGAAGCCCTTGGAGTAGCGCCAGACGAGCTGGATCAGGTCATCCGCGACCGGAACCTCGCACAGCCCACCCACCAGATCGCGTGCATCGTCCAGCGAGGCAGGCAGGAATTCGATCTTGTTCGGGGCGCGGCTCTCGATCTGCGGGAGGTGCCGCAGGTTGTCGCGCAGCTTGCCCATGCCGACCATGATCGTGGGCAGAAACTTGATATCCGAGAGGCCCCGGATCGTTTCCATGATCTCCTGCTTGCCCGAGACCAGGTCGCATTCGTCAATCACCAACCCGAAGGTGCGCCCCTCGAGCGACGCATAATCGGAGCGGTTTCCCAACTCGTCGATGATGCGCGTCCAGCGATCCCGACGCCGCCTGATCGGCTGGGTCACCGAAAGTTCTGCCAGCAACTCCGCCACGAAATCACCATGATCCCACCAGCGCTGTGCGCGCAGGTAGATGCTCTGGGTCTGGCTGACCCAGCGCGACATGGTGGCGGTCTTGCCAAGGCCCGGCTTGCCATCGACCACAACCATGCAGGCTTCCTCGGCGCCACGCTCATCGACCTTGGTCAAGGCGCCCATGAATTTGCGGTAGTTGCTCGTCTCGACAAATACGTCTCGCATCGT